CATATAAATATTATGGTGCTGCAACATACCATTGGGTAATATTAATGTTTAATGAGATTCATAATCCATACTTTGAATGGCCTGTTGATACACTTACACTAAAAAATATATGTATCGAAAAATATACCGAAGTAAATATGTACATGGTAAAACATTATGAACTTGATGGATTAATTGTTGGTGAAATAAAAGATTTTGTTGATAAAAATCTTACATGGATACCACCACTTGATGTCGATGGTGCAACACCTATATCATTTTATGATTATGAAGAACAATTAAATGATGATAAACGACAGATTTCAATACTTCGACCAGAATTACTTGGTGATTTTGTAAACCAATTTGCGCAAACCATAAATGTCTGATTACACCGAACACCTAACGTCCGTAGGGCAGGTAAATGTTAAAGTTGCTCAAATAATAACTAACGAGGGTAGAGTGTTTGATATCACGGCTATTGTTGCAGATATCACATTATATGAGGATTTATTTTCAAACACAATGTCTGGTTACATTCTTATTCAAGACGCAGTTGATATGATTAACAATTTACCATTAGTAGGTGAAGAACAATTCAAAATTGAGTTAAATACACCAACTTTAGAAGATACAATATCAAAGACATTTTATATATATAAATTACATCAACGGATTGTATCCGGCAGATCTCAGATTTATAAACTTGAGTTTTGTTCACGTGAACTGATACATTCAATGAACTCTAAAGTGTCAAAATTTTTTGAAGGTGATATCTCAGATAATGTGATTTCTATATTTCAAGATTCTAAGTATCTCGCATCTGAAGAAAAGATTTATTTTGATAAAACTAAAAATGAATATGATTTTATTGCTCCGTTCTGGTCACCTTTAGAGACAATTAATTGGTTAGCATCAAAGGCAATAAATGAAGATGGTGTACCAAACTATTTGTTTTATGAAACAAATCAGTCTTATGAATTTGTTTCTATAGATACGTTATTGAAAGCAGAGCCTATACGTGAGTATATTTTTTCGGATGCAGATAGAAATACAGTGTTTGGAGCATTGGGGCAAAAAGAGGGAAAATATTCTATAGTAGAAAGCGTAAACAATGAAGTTACATTTGATTATCTAAGAAATATAGCTGCCGGTATGTATGCATCAAAATTATATACATATGATATGACTTCTAAGACGATATTTGGTAATACATTTGATTATATTAATGATTTTGATAAATCTGCGCATCTTGGTGATATACCTAGAAAAACTGAAAATTTACCTAGAAAACGATTGGCATCACTACATTTTATACCAAAAAATAATTATAGAACTTCTGAATTTAAACCGCAGGGTTATGAAGAATTTTTTCTTCAGCGAAATTCACTACTTGAACAGATGTCAGCGTTTAAGCAAGTGATTAAAGTTCCAGGTAGGACTGATATAAAGGTTGGTAATGTGATTAAATTCACCACATTAGAAATTAGAAAAATATTGGCAGAAGAAATAGATACAGATGACGCTATATCCGAGTATTTCTCGGGTAAGTATTTGATAACTGCAATCCGTCACCAAATTATCAATGGTGATCATTTTATGTATATGGAAATTGTATCTGATGCGTTCTCTAAAGCACCCGGTGGTAAAAAATGAAAAATAATTCAATGTTTGGTTCTCCAATTTTTATTGGGGTTATTGAGAGTAGAATGGACCCATTAAAATTGAATAGGGTTCAAGTCAGAGTGTTTGGTGTACATTCAGAAGCGCTCGAAGATATACCCGTTGAGAAACTTCCGTGGGCAGTTTGTGCTTCTAACTTTGCCGCAGTATCTGGTATAGGTCATTCAGGTTCTCAATATTTAGAAGGTTCTGTTGTTTTTGTATTTTTTCAAGACGGTGAAAGTAAACAACTCCCAGTCATTATTGGTGCTATGCATGGGGTTCCAGTAGATATTTCTCCGTTTAAGGGTGAAGAACAAGTCATAGATGACGAGTTGGTTTTAAATGCAGTAGAATATAAACAGGATATTAACCCAACAGATATAATTGAAGAAGTTGGTGAGCCGTTAGATTCTTCTGGTACAAAAGGAACTCCTTTGACACCAGAAACAAAGGTAGAAAAAGAAAAAGAAGTTTCGTCAAAAAATAGTTCTGACTCAAGACAAGCATTAAAAGATGCACTAGGTAAACGTGAGTCAAACAATAATTATGGTGCAGTAAATCAGTTTGGTTATACTGGTAAGTATCAAATGGGTGCAGCATATTTAGCAGACCGGGGTTATATGAAACCTGGTGTAAAACAATCAAAAGCTAATATGGATAACCCAGATAACTGGACTGGCAAAGACGGTGTAAAATCTGCTGCAGATTTTAAAAATCGCCCAGATGTTCAAGAAAAGGCAATGGATGCTGGATTAGATGCTAATGAACGGTCGCTCAAAAAAATGGGTGTAATTGATAGCAATTCAACTGAACAAGAAAAAGCCGGGATGCTTGCTACGTCACATTTACTGGGTACAGGTGGTGCCCGTGACATGAAAAATGGTAAAGTTGGTAAAGACGGAAACGGTGTTACTGGAAATTCTTATTACAATCTAGGTTATAAAGCTGTTGCGGGTAAGGACCCTAAGGTTTCACCAGACAAAACGGAAAAAGATAACCCTTCACGGGAACCATCGACCAATCCGAATGTTGGTAAAACTATTGCAAAAAAACCTGTTGCACGAGTCGATGACGTAGGTATAAATGATACAGATGTGACTGCTGGTGGTTCAGAACCTATAGCTACTTCTGATTTAGGATTTATGGATCCAAATGAAATATACCCCGAGTATTTCGATGAACAAGATACAAATAGACTTGCTAGAAACCAAAATATTGGTCTAACTATTGTGCCTATTAAGGAAGAATTAGAGGACAAAAACGTACTGAAAGCAAATGGTAAAGGTAAATGGGATCAATCACCAACACCATATAATGCGAAGTATCCATTCAATTCTGTGTGGGAATCTGAATCTGGTCATGTAATAGAAATTGATGATACTGAAAACAACGAACGTATACATATGTATCATAAAACTGGTACATTTCAAGAAATAGATAGAAATGGGACATTAGTAAGAAGAATCATCGGTGATGCATATGAAATATGGGATAGAGACGGTTTTATCCACATTAAGGGTGAATGTAATATAACCGTTGAGGGTAATGCAAATATATTGGTAGCAAATGATTGTGAATTAGAAGTTGACGGGTTTTTAAATGCGAATGTTGGTAAGGATTCCAATTGGTCTATAGCAGGTAATTCAAATTATACTGTTGGTGGTGATGTAAATTGGAACGTTAAAGGGAAAACAAATTATACTGTTGGTGGTGATGTAAATCATTCTATTGCAGGTGATGTAAATAATGTTGTAAATGGTAACATTTACAATAATGTTGGTAAAGGTCTACATAATGTTGTAAAGGGCACATTAAATAATGATGTTGCTAAAGATTTAAATAATGTTATAAAAGGCTCGATTAATAATACAATCAGTACAGATTTAAATAATTCTATAACTGGGAATATAAATACATCTGTTGGTGGATCAGATAAAACATTAGTTTCTGGTGATTATCATATGATTACTGGTGGTGCAGAACATCACACAAATGGTGGTGTTCACGCCACCACTGCATCACCCATATTGGTTTCTATTATCCCAGTAATAGGGGCGTCCGCAGCTGTACCACCAGCAGTCACACTTGCACAAAACGCAGAAGTAGCTTCAGACATAACTGCACTAAAATTACCACCACCCCCAAATACTGCAACTGGGGCACCAGTATTTGGTAAATTGTCACTAGAACCAAGAGGTTTTGAGGAATTGTCGGATTTTGAAACAGATGATTTGACAAATGAAGAAGCTGCAGGGATTGAAACTAAACTTAGAGACGCTGGGTATACAGACCCAAATCCGATACCCGCAGATATAGACAATACTAAGGCTGTAGTTGCTGATGCTAATGTAAAAAAAGAAAAACCTGTTATGTGTGGGTCGTTCGTTTCTGGTAAGATCAACCTTAACCAATTTATATCTCCAAATTTCAGATTAAAAGATTTGACGTCTGGTTCTATACCATTACAACAAGGTGGGTTAAAAGACGTTGAGCTTGCTTGTAATTTGAAAGCATTAGCTGAAAACGTACTAGAACCAATCAAAGCAAAATATCCTAATATGATTATCACATCAGGTTTACGGCCATATTCGACTAATAAAAAATCCCAACACCCATTAGGACAAGCTGCTGACATACAATTTCCTGGTTCTTCATCCGAACAATATGCTGCAATAGCTAAGGATATATCCGGTACAGTTCCATTTGGTCAGTTGATTTTGGAATATAACACAAATAGAAGAATGCAGGGGTCACCAGTAACATGGATCCATGTGTCATTTTCTTCTGGTGGTAATAAAGGTGAATCATTTACTATGAATAATCATAGTGTGGTTAAGGGGTCTAGTGGAAAGTTTGAGGTTATAAAATGACATTATTATTAAAGCGATCTAGAGAATATGTTGATGTTGATTTTTCATTTGGAAATCACCCTTTATCAAAGAATCTACTCATCAAAAAAGAAAAGAATGCAGTAAAGCAATCAATAATACATTTGATGACTTTAAAGGAAGGTGATAAACCATTTCACCCAGAAATAAAGTCACCAATATACACTTATTTGTTTGAACCAGCTACATCGATCGTGCAGGTTGTGTTAGCTGGAGAAGTTAAAAATTATTTATCTATATTTGAACCTAGAGTATTGATAAAATATGTGAGAATTAGTTACCCAACACCAAATGATATCTCATGTGAAATATATGGCGAAATTATTAATATTTCTGAGCCATTTAACGTAAATATTTTAATTAATAGAATTAGATAATGATATTAAATATAAATATAAATATTGGCAATACAGAATGACTACTCAGATAATAGACTTAGATTTTAATAATATTAAATCAGAAATCATAGATTTTATAAAATCTAATCCTACATTTTCTGATTATAATTTTGAAGGTTCCGCATTAAATGCTATAGTTGATATATTAGCATTTAATACTCATTCAAATGCATATTATGCAAATATGATACATAATGAGGGGTTTATAGATACTGCTCAGAAGAGGTCCTCCGTCGTTTCTAGATCAAAGGAGCTTGGTTATACACCAAGATCGTCAACGTGCTCTACAGCGTATATTAACGTTGCTGTAACTGGTATAGATCAACTAACTTCTGTATCAATTCCAAGAGGTGCAATATTTACATCAAAAAATGAAAATAGTTCACATCAATTTGTGGTTGCTGAACCCATTGCAGCAACTATTGTTGGAACATCTCGGGTTTTTAACAATATCAAACTTGTTGCAGGAAAGCGTGTACAAAATTATTTTACTGTTGATCGTAACGTTAATATTCGCTCAATTTTCACTATACCAAATTCAAATGTGGATATAACAACATTAAAGGTGTTTGTTCGACAAAATATAAATGCAATAACAACTACTGAGTTTTTTAAGGCTGAAAATGTGTTTGAACTAGAGGCTAACTCTAACGCATATTTTATTCAAGAATCACATGACGGTAATTATCAAATATATTTTGGGAATAATGTTATTGGAAAACAGCCAGAAAATGGTAATATAATAGATATAGACTATATAGTCACTGATTCTTACTCTTTGTCAAATAATTGCCGGGTATTTTCAATGTCTAGCTCTATTGCTGGTTCAACATCTGTTGTGATAACAACAACACAACAGTCGTTTGGTGGTTCAGAAAGAGAAAGTATTGAATCTATAAAATTTAATGCAGTTAAATCAAATTCAGCTAGAAACAGATCAATTACTACAAATGATTATGAATTGATTTTAAAAGAAAAATTTAATTTTATAAAATCTGTATCCGTGTGGGGTGGTGAAGACAATATTCCGCCTGTATATGGTAAGGTGTTTGTATCAATACAACCAGTTGATGGGTTTGTTGTTTCTAAGGCTGTAAAAGATGCAATAATAACACCTGAAATACGGAAATCATCAATGTTGACTATTATTCCAGAATTTGTCGACCCAACGTATACAAATCTGGAATTTAGCACAAAAATCAAATTTAATCCATTAAAAACAACAGTTACCCAGATTGGTGTTGAAACATCCGTAAAAAACACAATTTCTAATTATATTTCTAATATTTCCACATTTAATAAAGATTATTTAGAATCTTTATTAATATCAAAAATATCTTCAATCGATTCTGGTATAATTTCTGTGTTCATCGATAAAACTGTCGGATTTAAAATGTCACCAATAATCGGTGTTGAATCAAATCACGTACGCAGTATTAATAACCAGATAATACAAGGATCAATTAGAT